ATCCTGAGCATCCGGCGGGACAAAGGGAACAGCGGAGACGCGACGGAGCCGGAAATGCCGGAAACACCGGCAGCTCAGGAGGTGGGTAACTGATGCCGACAGAGTACACGCGGCTGGTGGCTGCGCTGAAGGCGCTCACCCAGGGCGAAAGCCCGGACCCGGTAATCACCCTGCCGATGGCTGAGGATGAATGGAACACGCGGCCGGACACCGTGAGCTACGGCATGGTTCGGCTGGACTTCGAGGTGGACGCGCTGCGCGGTGACAACGTGAAGAAAGCGACGGCCTATGAGGGCAGCGTGGACCTGTACAGCCTTCAGCGGGACGGCGCCGGATGGGTGCCGCTGATCACCGGAGCGCTGACGGAATACTGCGAAGGCGCCTGGAGCCTGAACACGCATATGTACGAGCGCGAAACAGGCCTTTTCCACTGGGAATGGGCCTTCCAGGTAGAGGGGTGAGATCATGGCTTTTTCCATTCAGGTGGACGGATTGGACGAGCTGATGAGGCAACTCGGAAAGCTCGAGGACGGTGGGCTTGGAATAGCAGCCCAGGGGCTCTATGAGGGAGCCGGTGTAATGGCTGACAAGGTCAGCTCGGCGGTGCAGGGCATCGCCACGGAACCTTTCAAGTACGCCAAGGGCGGAAAGAAGCGGAAACCGTCGCCGGAGGAAAAAGCCATTCTCGCGAACGCAAAGACAGGCGTGGCGAAATTCAGGAAAACAGGCGTGAACGTTCAGACGAGCGTGGGTATGCAAAGCTCAGGATACGCGCAGCTGGGGAAGGTCACCAAACCGATCCCGCAGATCGCCAACGCGATCAACAGCGGCACGAGTTTCATGCAGAAGCAGCCGTTTTTCCGGAAGGCGACCTCCCAGGCGAAAGCGCAGGCGACGGCCGCGATCGAGAACAAGATCCAGGAAGAATTTGAAAAACTTGATATTGGATAACGGAGGGAAAGAACAATGGCGAATCCTAATGTGGGTATGCTTTACCCGGTCTGGGCTCCCCTTGCGACGCACACAGATGGATCCATGCCGACCTACAGCGCCGGCACGGTGATCCAGGAGGCCAGGAACGCGACGGTCACCCGCGAGTACGCGAACAATCCGCTCTATGGTGACGATAGGATCGTGGACGACGACAACGGCATGACCGGCCTGACCATGAGCTTTGAGAGCACGGGCCTTTCCGACGCCGACAGGAAGACCCTGCTGGGCGAGGAAGATTACGGCACCAGCGGAGCGAGCGGCCAGTGGGTCAGCGACAACGAGACGCCCTGGGGCGGCTTCGGCTACATCCGCAAGATGCGGGCGAATGGCACGAAGAGCTACGAGGCGTGGTGGACGCTCAAGATCAAGTTCCAGGAAGAAAGTCAGGCGACCAGCACCAAAGAAGGGTCGATTACCTGGAATACGCCTACCCTGAACGGCAGGGCCGCGGGGGTCGACGTGGACGGCTTGGGCAAGCTGCGTTATCAGCTGCACAAGACCTTCAGCTCCGCGGCGAGTGCGAAGGCGTGGCTGAACTTGCTGGCGGGAATCACGGGTTAATCAAAACGGGGGGCCGGGGAACCGGCTCCCCTATTTTGTGCAAGAAAGGAAGCAAGGAAGCATATGACAGACATCAAGATCGGCGGGAGGGAAATCCCGCTGCACTACACGGCCTACGAGCTGATCGCGATCCAGGAGGAGATCGGCTGCACGGGCCACCAGCTGATCGAGAAAGTGTTCGGGATGAGGCTGGCGGACGAGGACGACCCGACCAGCATTGTATTCGACTGCGTGACGCAGGCGGAGAAGACCAGGAACCTGGGAAAGCTGATCCGGATCCTTGGAAACGCGGGACTGGAGGAGAAAGGCGAGGAGCCGGACCTGACGGACAAGTGGGTGCTGAAGAACATCAAGCCCGGCCTGATCATCGTGTACGCGCTGGCGGCCTACGCGGAGATCAACGAAGGGAACCGGGTGGAAGTCAAAAAGGAACAGGGACCTGTGGATGAGGGCCTGGAGGAAGAGAACGCAAAAAAACAGCCAGGGAAATGACCTACCTGCGGGTGGTTTCCTACGGGCTGATCGCAGGGCTGCAGCGGAAAGAGATCGATCGGATGAGGCCGGGAGAGATCATCACGCTGTATTTATATCGAAGAGATTACGACCAGAACAACCTTGTGATAAGGATGTGAGCAAATGGCTGTCAACGTAAAGATGGGCGTCGACATCGGCGCGTTCAAGTCCGGGATCCAGCAGGGCCAGAACGTCCTGAAGGGCCTCAACGCGGAAATGAAAAGCACGGAGGCAGAGTTCAAGGCCACCGGCAACGCGGAGCAGCTGCTGGCGAACAAGACAAAAACGCTGAACAGCCAGCTGCAGGTTCAGAAAGGAATCGTTGACCAGGCCAGCCAGGCGCTGAAGAAGATGGACGCCGCCGGCATTCAGCCGACGGACAAGGCGTACCAGCAGCTCTACGCCACAATGATGAACGCCCAGGCCGGGATGTATGAGACGCAGGCGGCCATCGACGCGCTGGGAGCTTCTGCGGCGGGGGCCGCGGGAGAAGCTGACCAGCTGACCAACAGCGTCAACGGCATCAGCAAGAAGATGAGCCTGGACCAGGTGATCAGCGGGCTGGACACGATCAAGCGCGGGCTGGAGAGCGCCGCGAAGGTCGCGGTGGATCTCGGAAACAAGATCTGGGAGAACATCACGGACACGGCCCGGTACAGCGACGACATCGCCACCCAGGCGATGGTGCTCGGTATGGACGTTGAGAAGTACCAGCAGTACAAAGGCGTGTTCGATACCGTCGGCGAGATCACCGTCCAGGAATGGATGAAGGCAAAACAGAAGGTACAGAAAGCCATCAATGACCCGTCGCAGGACCAGACGGACATCCTTGCGCTTCTGGGCATCAATACACACGAAATCACCGGCGGGAAGTACGGAATGGTGGAAGGCGCCGCCAGGAACTTCGAGGACGTTTTCTGGGAAATCGGCGACACGCTGCGGAAAAAGGTCGAAAGCGGAGAGATGACGCAGGACCTGGCGGACACCTACGCGAACGCGCTGTTCGGGAAAGGTTTCGCGCAGCTGAATCCGATGTTCGCGCTGGGCAAGGAAGGATTCGCGGCGGCGCTGAACGAGCAGGTCGCGGCGTCGAAGGAAGCCATCGAAGCGAACGCGGCGCTGAACGATAAGCTGATCGAACTTGAAAACACGTTTAACGCGCTGAAGGTGGAGGTCACCGGAGCGATCGCGCCGGCGCTGACGGAGGTCGCCGGATCGCTGGACAAGGTGCTGACGAGTATCCTGGACTATCTCAAGACGGAAAAAGGGCAGGAAGCGCTTTCCAAACTGGGAGACGCGGTCAGCGGGCTGTTCGGGGATCTGAGCAAGATCGACCCTGAACAGGTGGTTTCCGGATTTGTGGACGTATTCACAAAAGTGACCGGCGGGATCCAGTGGCTTGTGGATAACGCGGACACGGCAAAAGGGATCCTGGCAACAGTGGTCACGGCATGGGGAGCCATCACGATCGGCGAGAACGTGCTGAAGATCGTCAACCTGGTGAACGGCATCTCCGGACTGTCGGGATCCGCGGCGGCCGCGGCGGGAACTGCGGCAGGGTCCAGCTGGGCCAGCGCGTTCGCGTCCGCTGCGATGAAGGCCGCGCCATTCCTGGCGTTCCTGTATACACTGCTCAATCCGGCCGGATCTGCAGGAAACAATCTCGACGCGATGACGGACAACGGCCAGGTAACAGAGGCCGGATGGGAGTTCTGGAAGAACAACCCGGACGAGTGGGTCGGAAGGCTTGAATCCGTCGGGAGCGCGTTCGGAGATCTCGCGTCCATCCTGAGCAGCGACGAGGCGGTGAACATCATCGGAGACCTGACGCTGACGGATGAGGACGTGGTAAAGAAACTGCAGGAGCAGGTCGGAATTGTTCCGATTGACGCAACGATGATTGCGGTTGACGGGACGGCAGAATCTCTTGCGGGCCAGATCGGAACGATTGTGCTGCCGGCTGAGGTAAAGTATGTCGAAACAACGGGCGATCCGGTGGATAAAGTCAGAACGCCGACCGGGCAGCTTCCGGGACAGCACGCGAACGGCCTGCCGTGGGTACCGTATGACGGATACCTGGCGCGGCTGCACATGGGCGAGCGGGTGCTGACGGCGAGCGAGAACCGGAACTACACTTTCTACAACAATACATACATGGGCAGCGTGAACCTGAACAACGGGCTGGAGATCGAGCAGCTGACGGAGTCCATCGCCCGGAACAACCGGCGGAAGAGCGCCGGATACGGAAGCTGAGGAGGCGGAGGCGCATGGTCTATTCATTTATCTGGAAGGGAACGGACTGCCGGGCGATGGGAATCCGCCTTCAGAACATGCCGGAGATCGTGAAGCCGGAGGAGCGGGTGAGCCACATCGTGATCCCCGGGAGGAGCGGTGAGCTGACGCAGACGGAAGGCGACAATATCTACAACAGCTACATCCAGACGGTGCCGTTCATCGTGGACAGCGAGAGCAACGTGCGGGCCGTGGAGAAGTGGCTGCAGGGCGACGGGTATGTGACGTTCTCCGGACAGAGCGACCTGAAGCAGAAGGCGCGGGTCATCAACGCGGTGACGCTGAGGAAACACAGCCGGAACAGCACATACTGGGAAGGCGAGGTGCAGTTCTACTGCGACCCGCTGAAGGAAAAGGTTTCGACGGAGGCAAACATCGAGGTCACCCAGACGAACACGACGGTGGTCAATCCGGGGGATGTGG